AAATAATTGCGAAAAATAGCAAAAGCGGCGGGAATTTCCCGCCGCTTCATTCGTTTTCATCGTCAAGCAACCAAAGAGGGGACACACCCAACACTTTAGCAAGCACTTTCAATTCATAATCGCTAACAAACCGTGTTCCGATCTCAATTCTTGAAAGGCTGTCCCGCTCCATCGTCACGCCTTCAATTTGCAGTTTCGCGGCTAACGCCTCTTGTGTAAACCGCTTCTTTTGCCGTGCTTCCCGCACTCTGTCGCCGCATATATTCTTCCGGCCTTTATAGTCGTATATCTTCACCCACGATCACCCGCGCCCCTCTCGTTGTGCTAAACATCAGCACTTTTCTTGACTTTAACACAAAAAGCCTGCATAATTGTGTTAAAGGTCAGAATACGAAAAGTATTCTTCCCTCGTTGCCATAATTTAAGCACACGAAAGGAGTTATTCAAACTATGAAAAAAACTGTGTTGATCCTGTGGGGCGTTGGTGCGCTGTTCCTTATTTCTTCAATCCCGCTATTTGTCGAAGGCAATATAGGGGCGGGCGTTTGTGGGATTGTGATTGCCGCCGCGCTGTTTTTTATTGGCTTGCGAAAAAAGGCCGCGCGGCCTGAACCAAAGAAAGAACCACCCGCGGCCACGACGGAACCAAAAGAGGCCGCCGCGCCTGCTTCTAAAGCAGATACAACCGCCCATGTCACACCCGCCGCCGATCCGCGGCCTGTAAAAGCGGAAGCCGCCGCACCTGTTCCCAAGACAGACACAACCGCGCATGTTGCACCCGCCGTTGATCTGCGGCTTAAAAAAACAGAAGCCGTCGCACCCGCTCCGGCTTCCGAAGCAAAACCCGCTTTTGAATTTCTTTCCGTGAAGGTTGCGGGCGTTACTTTCAAGAACGGGCGCAAAAGCCGTCAAACCATTTTGCGAAAAATCCATTTCAAAGACGAACCTTTCGACAAGGGTACAATGGAATTGACTTTGCAACGGGAAGAATGGGAAGGCAAGCCCGCTTTCGGTGTATATGTCAACGGCGATCAAATCGGGAATATTCCCGCCGAATATGTTTCGTATGTGAACGACAATTTTTCACGCCTCGACGGGATCGTAAACATAGAGGTTTACGGCGGCGGCGAAGGCCGGAACTATGGCGCGGAAATAACATTGCGTTTCCGGAATGAGTAAACCCCGCAAAACGACAAAAAGCCCCCACGCCAGCCATTAAGCGGCCAGCGTGGGGGCTTCTCTATATTCTGTTACTCTTTCCATGTACCGCCAAGCGCGGCGATCGTGTACCTGTCCGCGCGCCCGTTGACAATCAAGCCTTTTGACGCTTGAAAGCACCGCACGGCGTAAGCTGTCAACCTTCCGTATGTCCCATCGGCTCCGTTGGTGCCGCAATGGTAATTCCGTTCGATCAAGGCCGTTTGCAACGCCTTCACATCGTCGCCGCGCATAAGGGGTTTTGTCACTTTCAGCACGCGGGCAACCTCAAAGGAACCCGCCGCGGGCGGTGTCTGTTCCGGCTTTTCGCCGTCATGCTCCGATTTTCCCGCCATCTGTTCCGGCGCACGGGCGGTTTGTTCCTCTTCGGCCTTCACACTATCCGGCGCGGCTTCCTCGTTCTGCTGGACGGGCGCGGCCTGCTCTTCGGCAACCTTTTTCCGCGTGCGCGTGGTTTTGTTCTCTGTATCCTTCTTCGGCGCGCGTTTGCGCGTGCCTGTGGTTTTTCTCTGTTCACTCATGCGTAAAACCTCCCGTAATGAAATAAGCCCCCGCCGCCGCGGTTCAGCGGAAGCGGGGGCTTCGTGTATCAGGCGGGCGGCTTGTGGCCGCCGCCTCCATCAAGCCGCGGGCGGTAAAGGAGTAAACCCGCGCGCGGCGCAATGGCAATTAGGTATTCAGGGCTTGCGCTGTATCGGTATGCGTCTTCGGAAGCGCAAAAACGGCGGCTTCGATCGCACCGTCAACAATCTTCTTCAAATCGTCGTCGATTTCAATTCCCGCCGCTTCGATAAACTGATAGACAAGTTTTGTTGCCTCTTCCTTGCGCTGTCCCTCTTCAATTTTGCTTGTTTTATAGAGCTGTTCGGCGGCTTCTGTCGCCTTCTGCGCCCACCCAATCACCTTGTCAATAACAGTGATTACGGGAACTTCGGGGAAGAACTCTTGCAGGGTATCGACCACATGATCCGCGGTGTCAAGAACGGTTGTCGTTCCGGTCAATACGCCGGAAACATTGATCCCCTTCTTTACCAGATAGGGGATCAGCACGATCAGCCCCACGAAAACGACCGCGACGACGGCCACAACCACAAGAACAATTACCATGTTATCCATTTTTCAAAGCCTCGCTTTCTTTTTTGTCGGTGTTTATATTTGTTACTCCTTTACAAGCGTGAGATCGGAAACGCGCACGGCGGCCACGGTCACGCCGCCGTAGGTGATAACGGCACGATCGCCGTTCAGCTCCGAAACGACATGATCGCGGCTATACACGAAAGAGGCCAGCCCGCCGCCTGTGTAGGTCTTCGCGCCCTGCTTTACGCGCACGACGCTTCCGGCCTTGATTGTGCCGCCCGCGCCGCTTCCATCTGCAAGAACAAGATCGGAAACGCGCACGGCGGCCACGGTTACGCCGCCGTAGGTGATAACGGCGCGATCGCCGTTCAGCTCCGAAACGACATGATCGCGTTCATACACGAAAGAGGCCAGCCCGCCGCCCGTGTAGGTCTTCGCGCCCTGCTTCACACGCACGACGCTTCCGGCCTTGATTGCGCCGCCTGCGCCCGCTCCGGTGTCCGGTTTGTCCGGCTGAACGGGGGCGGCGTTGTCGTATTCGATATACGGAAGTTTGCCATGCTTCGTCCATGTGCGGGCGTTATACCCGCTCTTTGTCCCCATGTTTTTAACTGCCGTGATCTGCACATCGTTTTCAAAGGCGGGGGAACACTCCACGGCCAGCCCGCCGCCGATATAAACGCCGATATGCCCGCTACACCAAAGGGCTTCGCCAACCTCCACATTGGAAAAGTTGGTTGAAACGCCCTTGCACTTTGTAATCATGGTATCTGCGCCAATATCCGGAACACCGTTCACGGCATAGGACGCGCCGCCGTAGGTTTTGGACGCGTCGCCGCGCCAGCCCCACAAAATGCCTTTAATCAGGCATACGCAATCGAACCCGAAAACAGGCGGGTTCTGGTTTGCGGCGGCTTTAATCATTTTCGTTCGGGCGGCCTGCTTGTTGTATGCGTGGTTATTGCAATACCGCGATACATTGCCGCCCGTCAGGGGCGCGCCAAAGCACCCCATGACATAAAGGGTTTTGTAATTCTGCGCAACATCTTTCAGTTTCGCAACAAATTCACTTGCTTTCATAACTGCCATTGTTTTTCGCTCCTTCGCTATTATTCTTCGTGTGCGCGTTCCAGCGTGTCAATTCGCTTGTGCGCCTGCTTTGCGGACGCTTCAACGGCGGTCAGGCGCGTTACAAACTCGGTGTTCGTTTTCCGCTGTTCCTTCTGCTCTGCCTTGATTTCGTCCGTATTCGCTTTGATATACCCTATTTCCGTAAGTACGGTTGCGTCGTTTTTCGCCTCGCTTTCCGTGTCGCTTTTCCGGTTGCGGGCAAAAGCCGCATACCCGAACACGATTGCGCAAACCGTACTAACCACGGAAAGAACGGTCAAGAACTGTTCCATGCTTCCACCACCTTTACACTTTTTCCCATTGCCACAAACCCGCCGTGTCGGGCGGGTAAACGCAATTCGGCATATCGGCCTTCGCCAGATATACCGCGCCTTTGTAGCTGTAATAAAGCCCCTCAACCACATTTACGACGATCCCCGCGGTTTCCGGATACGGGATCGGATCGTCAAGCGTCCCCGCGTGTTCCAGCTCGACAAGGCGGTAATATGCAAAGGTGGTTTGCACGGGATACGCGGCGGCGTTGGAAGTGTGCGGCGCGACGATTTCATAATAAAGGCCGTCGTACCTGATAATTTCGCCTTTTGTCTTGTATTCGTGGTTGTCCTGATACTCCGGATAATCCACAATATCCGTTGACGCAAGGATCATTTCATCGGTAATCGCGTTCGTTCCCGCGGCGCGGTCTGCGACAATCTGCGCTTTGAAAGAAAGGGAAAGAAGGGCGGCGGTGCTTTCGCCCGCCGCCTTCACAGTTTCAACTTCCTTCTTCAATTCCTCTGTTTCGTTTGGCTTGTCCGGCCTGTATGTTACGCTCATTCAAAATTACCCCCGATCGAAGATACCCAACACGCGGAAATAGCGTCGCCGCGCTCCACCGTTACCCGAATATTCATGCCGAATTTAACGGCGGTGTTTATTGTGTTCTCGAAGACATGCGCCACGCCCTGAATTACGGCATTTGTGCAATCCTCCCACGCGGGGGAAGGATCAAACGGATTGTTTGTTGCCTCAACTTTGAAAGTTGCGCCCGCTGGAATTTCCCGCGTTACTTTCACATTTGCGCGCGTGGGCTGTGCCTGCGCTTCCAGCGGTGCGGCCAGCGTGATAACAAATCCGCTGATCTGTTTTGTGAAGGTCAGCGTGCGCACCGCTTTATTTCCCACGGTGTCCGTTGCGGTAATGGTGATTGTGTGCGCGCCGTTGGAAAGGGCGGTGAAGTCGTGCCCCGTAACATTCATCGTGTTTTCTTCTCCAAGCGTGGGCGTGTAGCTCCGCAAGGTGGTTTCGTCCACCTTTTCAACCACTGTCACCGTGTCACCGTCCGGATCGGTCACGGTGTACTTGTAAGAGAAGTCGCCGCTTTTCGTTCCAAGATCGGCGTTTTGTCCGGAAATGACGGGCGGTTGATTGTGAATTACGGGAACCGCGGAAGAAGTCACATACGCACTTTCGTTTCCGTAGGTGTCCCGCGCCTTCACGCGGTACTTAATCGTGTTCCAGCTTGTAGAAACGACTTCCGTAAAGGTGCGGGCGGCGGTTTCCGTTACTTTCGTATAGCTCCCGTTATTCACCGACCGTTCCAGAACATAGGTGATCGCGTCGCCGTCCGGATCGGCGGCAAGTCCCCATGTTACGGTTATGTCCTGCGTGCTGTAACAGCTTTCCGGAACGGAAATTCCGTCCGGCGCGCTCGGTGCAGTGTTCCACTGGAATTCGTAGTTTCCGCGGCTGTTTGTGCTATCAGATACCAAAATATCAGATTTCAAATTACAAAGCGGA